CGCCCAGCTCAATGGCGCCAGAGCGCGCATACGGCGCCGTGCCGTCGTAGGTGACGCCGACCTCGTGCTCGTAGACATAGCCGTCCGGCGAGACCATCAGCGGGTAGCTGAAGACGCCGCGGTCGGTGCCGGCGGTGCGCGCCAGGGTGCCGATGGACCAATGCCCCTCGCGGTAATTGTACGACACATAGGAGTCGCACTCGCTGTTTGAGGCGCTCGGGTAGAGCCACCAGATCTCGCCGTATTGGTTGTTGGCGACGGCGTACACCTTCGAGCGCTGGGTCTGCGAGAGGTTGTTCACCACATAGTCGAGCACCTCGCACTTGAGCGGGCGCACGAATCCGTCGTACATGAAGAAGCCAGAGGGCGACCACCAGTAGGCGACCGACTCCACCGCCGCCACCGCCTGCGCGCTGATTACGCCGCAGCCGGTCGCGATCCGCTCAAAGCCATACACATACGGCGGACCCTGGTACTGGGCCGTGTGAACGTCGACATCCGTGAATATCAGGTTCACGCCGCGCAGGCGCTTGCCGGTCACGATGGAGCCGACCGTCTCGAGCTCGATATCGCCCGCCTGGTTCGTGATCGAGGGCGTCCAGGTCGTGTTGTCCTCTTGGTCGGACCAGGCTACTTTTCGCGCGTTGCCGCCGGCGCCGAGCGCGAACACAAACCGCTCGGCCGTCACGAGCACGGCCTTGTTGCTGACCGGCGCGTTAGCAAGCGCCACGCCGTCGTTCGCCACGAGCAGGTCCCACTCGTAGATCTTGCCGTCGGCGTTGCTGCACGCCAGCAGGTACTCGCCCCAGTTGTCGAGCGTCCAGGTCGTGGCGGGCGTCACCGTGCCCGTGTCCGGGCGCGGGGTGCCATAGGAGAACAACCCGTAGGGGCCGCCGCCATAACCCAGGTTCAGCACCGCGTCGGCGTTGCCGGTCGTGAAGCTGGTCGGGGTGATGTCGGTGATGGTCCCGGCTTCGTTCATAACGAAGAGCTTGGTGTGCGTGCCGATGCCGATCCAGCGCGCGTTAGCGTTCGTGCGCCACGCCAAGAGGCCGCGGCACTTGCCCGTGACCTGCCCCGAGGCGCGCTTACGCCAGCCGCCCACGGGGCGCATGGTGTTCTCGTACCAGCGGATAAGGCTAGCATCGCGCCAGCGCCCGCGGCTCTGGTACTCGGTGCCGTTGCGGTACACGCCCGGCTGGATGTTCAGCGGAATAAGTGCCACGTCAATCCTCTGTCAGTCTCTGGAGCTCGGCGAGCCGCTCGGCGTCTCGCTCGCACGCCCCGAGGTGAGCGATAAAAGCCTCGTCAATCGCTCGCGCGTCGCCGGGCTCTCCGGGGGCGACATCAGCCGCGGCGGCACCGGGACAGGCGGCGGGCACGCCGGGGGCGGCGCGGGCGTCGCGCAGCCGGCGAGCGAGCTCGCGGCCACGGCGATCAGCGGCGTCCAACCTTTCCGACAGTCCACGCTCTACCTCCTGGTGCCGGGCGTAAATCAGCGCCTCGGCTTCTCTGGCGGCCTCTGCGGCCTTCGCCCGCTCAAGGTGCCACTCTGCCCTCACGGCCGCCGAGCCAGCCTCGTGGCCGCTCTGGTAGGCCGACCGGTGCCCGGCCCAGCCGAGGGCGGCCAGCGCAAGCGCCAGAGCCGCCCCCAGCCAGATCCTCACGCCGCCTCGGGCTTCTTCTTCGACAGCACCGACCACGCCGCCACGGCGAGGGTGGCGAGCGCGCCGCCCACGGCGGCGACGGTCTCGGCGTCGGCGAGGCCCTTGCCGACAAGGTAGCCGCCGATGGCGGCCACGACGGCGCGGACGATCCCGGCGATTTGTTCTGCGTTCATGTTCGTCTCCTATGCTTCATTGGCCGAGGCCTTCGCCCCGTTGGATGCGATGAGCGGCATAGGGCCGCCCAGCACGGTGAAGCCCGGGGGCCAGCGGTAGCCGAGCACCCGGGCGCGATCAAAGGGAGCCACCGTCACGGCGTTGCCCTGGTTCCCGCCGAGCACCATCAGGCGCCCGGCTTCGTCGTTTCCGACCACGAACCCGACGTGGCCGCCGCCCTTGCGATCAAGGATAACGACAGCGCCTACGGCGGGTTCACGGATATAATCGCCCCAGTCGAGCCACGCCTTTGCGCGGTACCAATGCTTTGGGCGCTTGATGCCCTCGCCCTCGAGCACGGCGGCGACGAAGGTGCCGCACCACGGGGTCTCATCATCCGACCACCACGCCTTGAGCTCGCGCAGCCAGCGCGCGATGACGGGCGCGGTCGCCTTGCCGGGAATCTCCCGAAGGCTGAGGAAGGCGCGCGCGCTCTTGAGCCAGCGTGGCTCCATCAGGGCTTCCTCAAATTCTTGAAGTGTACGGCGATCGCGAAGCAGCCGGCCGCGATCGCGATGAGCCCGGCGACCAGCGAGATGACCTCGTTGGCCTGGGTCATCCACGACACGCTGGCGGCGGTCACGCTGCCGGCGGCTGCGACATCGCCCACGCGCTCGATCGGGACTGTCACGGCTCCCGCTCCTTGAGCTGCTCGTCGGCCTGCTCCTTGACCTTCACCACCAAAGGCCACGCGCCGCTGCTCGTCGGCAACTGCCCAAGCACTTGCAGGATAGCCTGCACTTCGTCGCGGGTCAGGGTGAGGGTGATTTCCATGTGCGCTCCTGTGTGTTACGGCCCGGCATCGCGCCACGCGCCGCCGCTGTAGAAGTAAAGTTTGTTGTTGGTGGTATCTACGACGATGGGTGCAAACCCGCTCTTGGCGGTCGGCGTTCCGGTCGGCGTACCCGCACAGGTGGGAACATAGAGGAAGCCGTTCGTGGCGGTGGTGGCGACATTGTTTGACCCGATGGTGACGTTGCCGTTGCCGTCGAGATTTAGATAATCGACGGCGTTGTTACCCGTCTGGATAGCGAACGCGGAGCCGCCCGAGATGGTGACAAGGCGCGAGGTTCCCGTGCCGTTCTGCAACTCGAAGCCGAACGAATTGGTCGCATCGTTCTGGCGGTAGTTGCCGCCAACCACATGGAGCCGCTGCGTAGGCGAACTCGTCCCGATGCCGAGATTGCCGGAGGAGTCGAGGCGCATCAGTTCGGTCGGCCCGTTGCCCCATGCGTGAAGGCCGGAAAGACTACCGGACGAGTCGTAGCGCACCACGCGGGTCGATTCGTTCGTGCTGATGAACAGACCTTGCACACCCGTGCCGGTGTAAACGGAGGTCGCGCCGCTCGCGGCGACAGATGCAAACTTGCCGAATGTTCCGGGGTTGGCAGTCCCGATGCCGAGGTTGCCGGAGGTATCAAACCGGGCGACTTCGTTATTGTTGATGGCAAAAAGCGTGGCATGTGCTGTGCTGGTGCCAAAAGTAACATTTCCACTATCACCAAGAACTGACGCAAAACGGATTTGTACCGCTTGCGCCGCGTTGTTGGATTCAAAGCGACCAATGACTGTTGAACCCAGATTGTCAGTAGACCGCACCGCAAGCCGCTGCCCCGGCGAACTCGTCCCGATGCCGACATTGCCGCCGTTGGGCTGCAAAGCGAAGTCGTAGTAGGTCTGGCTATTAGTATTACGAACTTGCAAGTATCCAAGCACGGAACTTCCAGAACCAATTTCAACGCATCCAGAGCCAGCACTAGTATTTGAGACAAGGAATGCGCCGCTAGGCGTTACATCGCCCGGAGTCTGCGACGCCTTGTTGGTATGCAACCGCGTCCCCGGCGAACTCGTCCCGATGCCGAGGTTGCCGGAACTATCAATCCTTGCAGCCTCAACGCCGCCATCCGTAAACGCAATCGTGTCTGCGGCGGGGAAGAAGATGCCGGTGTTGGTGTCGCCGTTGGCGGTGATCGACGGAGCCGAAACGGTGCCGGCAGCAAACGCAATCGACGCCGACCCGGTGACCGTCAGCGTGCCGCCCACCGCCAGCGTCTTGCCGGCGCCGACATTGAGCCCCACCGAGGTGCCGCTGCCGGCTGCGGCGAACAGTCCGTCCACGAGGTCCAGGTTGGTGTTGATCTTGCCGCCCCAGGTGTCCGCCGATGCGCCGACTTCCGGCTTCGTCAGGCCAAGGTTGGTGGTTGTAGTGTCAGCCATGTGTCATTCCCTCAAGCGGCCTGCAAATAGGCCGGGTGTGTCTTCTCTGTCCAAGTATTCGTCGCAGAGGCGACTACGGGATCACCCGCGTCGGCTTGACTGTCATGGAAATGCGACCTTGGCTGAATGCCGCGCGCTCGTTCTGCAGGATCATGTCCTCGATGGCCTGCCCGTAGAGCGGGGTCCAAAGGCCCACGCGCTCGTCGTCGCGCAGGTACGGGGCCGCCTGCAGCAGCGACCCGTAGAGGTACACATCAGGGTGGCGCTCCAATATCCAATTCGAGGCATTGGAGTCCGAGAGCTTGGCAAGAGTTGCCACATATGTCAGCTCTGCGGTGTAGCTAGTGTCGGGCGGCGGCAGCGTCTCGACTTGGTCTGCAATCAGCGCAAAATATTGCGGCTTGCCGGTCGTGCGGTAGACGGTCTTCTTCGCGTCAAGCTCGTCCTCGGTCAAGAACACGAGCTGCTGCACGGGCGCCGTCGAGGTCAGCACCAGCGACTTTGTAGACAGAAAGTCAGACGGGAGCGTGGTGAACTGCGCGCTGATAGTAATATCCACGCGCTTGACCATCTTCTGGGTCGGCAGACGGCGCTCGAGCTGCGCCTCGGCCAACGAGATGAAGTCCGGGATGACCGACGTCAGGTCGTCCCGGTTCAGCCAGTCGGCGATGCTCGCCCTAAGCGCGCTGTATGATGTTAGAGCCATCCACCTGTTCCTTCATCGCCCATGCGCCTTCGTGTGAATACTCGAAGGTCCCGATGTGCTTAACCTGGTGCGAGAGGTCATGGTCCACGAGTACCTCGTAGCCCGCCTCGCGCGCCTTGCGGCAGAAAAACAC